TCGGTACCTATTTGAAAATATAAATGATTATCAGTAGGTATCCATAGTATCCCATTATTGGCACCTAGATAGTCCGTAAAAATAGTATCGTAATTCCTTCCAGATAAGTGCCTCTGTATCCATGCAGAGCCTGAGCCTTTGTCATTATCCCCTGCCATATATACTAATATGTAGTCACCTATACCATCAAACGAGGTGGCACCACCCCCATCAACAAGGTGAGTATTTCCTATGACGCTATTATCCCACTTCTTAGGACCTACAGTATTAAAGTCATCCTTTAGTGGGTAATAAAACTCGTAATCTTTGGGGGCTTTATATTCTGGTACAAATATATCTACCATATTGTCCATAGACGCATTTAGTGTTAAATGAAAGATAGGGTAAGTACATTGAAAGGTATTCATGTATTTCGCCCCATACTTATCAGTATCTTCTAAAGCCTCTATCTCAAACTTCCTAGGATGCTGTAGTTTAGGGGTATTTTGGAATAATCCATACGCATTAAAGGCATTAGTTGTGTCTAACCCCTCAACACATTGTAGTCTCTTCGCATTTAAGTGAGTGTACTGCATCTGCTGAGGTGTGTGGTACGATAAGTCAGCATGGTAAATAATTCCACTATTTGCAAAAGCTTGTCTAGTCGTTACTATTGGACTCTTATTATCGAAATAAACAACTTGTACGTTGTCCTTGTCTTTAAATAACTCATTTGCATATTTAAAGTCAGGTGCATCGACAAAATTAGCTTGTGCTATGGTATCTGTTAAAAATTTAATTTCTTCTACAGGGTACTGAGAAGTAATTTCTACCTCTCCTGTAGGGATACCAGAAACAATCCCTACTGGGTATGATATAATATTTCCATCGCCCCAATCAACATCAACTGGTACCTCTACTTTAAATGTTATTTGCTTATATATCATAATAGCTCCACAGACTTTTATTGTATATCGTGGAGAGCTACACTCTATGTAAGTATGTTACATTTACCTTTAACTGTGCAATTGAGTAAGGGTGTACGGTGCCACCATCACGTTTTAATTCAGAAACTAACATTTCTATGGTGTTACATTTTAGATACTCATTATTCATAATAAGCTCTTGCACTTCCTCAATCAAATCAGTCAGTATATCCTCATATTTATTAGAGGGCTGTTTATTATAAACATACACTAGAATAGTCCCCGTGTATTTTACTCTATTGTTAGTTATATTGTCCCTGTGTGCATACTCTTCTGAGTAAATAACAGCTACACTAGGCGTGTTATTTACTTTCGTCCATATAGGTACAATATTCTTAAAAACTTCTTTAAAGGAAGGAGATGCTTGGAAATCTGCTACCAACTTATCGACTGCCTCTTTTCTAATAACTACCATTAAATCAATCCTGCTCTTTCTAGTGTTAGTAATGAGAATATATCCTCTATAGAATTAAATCCTCTAGTACCTTTAAATACATCATCCATCCATCCAACCCAGTTTGGGGTTTTCCCATCTTTTCTTCTACGGAAACCAAGGCTTGTATATTGTGAGTAGGGTGTGGTAATATCTCCCCAAGCCGTGATAGAATAATTACCCTGACCAGTTACTTTAAAGTTAACTCCACTATGAATCGAGTTAATCTGTTTACCTGTATTCATATATGGGAAACGTCTATTTAGGGGACGAGGACGGTGCCAATCTTGTTTAGGGAGTGGGTCACTTAAAACCTCTTCTACAGCTCTCTCCCAAGTACCTAGTTGACGCTCAGCACTCCTAGTATACTCTTTAGCTAGATACTGCTCATATTTGTTTATGTCTAAGCGTATGTTTTTCCAAACCTTACGCCCAGTACCTTTGTCCCACATACCCATATTATAGCCTTATAGGTTGGCGTGACTCAAAATAAGTAGTGATATTTTGTGGAATTCCCTCAAACATTTTAGTATTTTCTTTTACACCTGTGGAGATTTGGTCAATACCTTCTAAGCCTTTGTCCGCTGTACGGTATAGCCATGCAGCTAGTTGTACACAGTGCTCTACATCTCCAATAAAATCTAAAGATGATGTATCTACTCCAGATGAATACTGAATAGTGTAGGGACTACTATCTAAAAGAATAGGCTCTTTAAAATAAATAGCACCTCCAATAATATCAAAGTCAGTCAACTCTTGCGAGCCATCAGATTTCAGTACTACAATAGTATCTTTTTTAATAGGTATCTCTGGTAAAAAGACTCTAATAGATTGCGCCTGTGTAAATAGTGTTAGATACGTGACAGGTTTATCTAGTATATTATACCTATAAGTTGTTGTTATGTACCCACTAGCTGCCCGACAAAATGACTTTATGTATTCGGCTTCGTCGATACTAGGTTGCACTATCCGTAAATATGCCTGTAATTTCTCAGCTAACTGGTCTAATTGCATAGTAGTCCTTACTCTGTAGCTGGTAGCTCTTGGATATCTTTTTTAGTGGTAGCTTTTTTAGTTGATTTTGTCGTAGCTTTTGCTCTCTGTTTTGTGGCTTTAGCCTCAATAAGATTGAAGTCATTTGGGAATGTATTAACCAAATAATCACCAAACTCTTTATCAACTTCAAAAATTCCACCATTATCTTTAGTGAATTTTATGCCTCTACTTAGCATTCCTAAGCCAACGTATTGTATTTTAACCATTTGTAGTCCTTCTAATGTTTAGAAGTATATCGTCTACAAATGGTCAGTTAGTTATATTTTAGTGAAGAATGTTACAAAAGACTGTAACAGTTTAGGTCTGAGTGACCCATTTGGAAGGAATTTATCTATCTCTGATGTACCAAAAAAGGCTTCTGTAAGGATAGAAGGGTTTTTACCAATGTAAAGTTGGTAACCACCTCTGCTATTTTTTAGTACCCCTTTATGGTGTCTATTTCTAGTGCCTAGGCTTTTAGTAAATAACTCATTTAGTAACTGAGCATACTTTCTACCCGAGCGTGATGTTTTGTAATATAAAACCTCATGACCTTTCACGGATAGATTACCCGATGCATTAAAATGCATCTCTACATCTAAATCAGCTCCCCAATGCTCAATATCTTTGTGTAATTGTGTTACAGCTTTTCTATAACCAAGATGTTTCTGATTAGGTCTATGAAAGATTTTATACGTATGTTTTGTAGGTAGGCATGGAAGTAGCTCTACTAAAAAGTCATTCCAAAACTTATTTTCTGTAACTCCGTTAGCTACGGCTCCTTGCATACTAAAACTATCATGACCAGCGATTAAGGCTATTTTCATTATTTATCTCCAAGCGAGGCTACTTTTTCAAACCCTCTAGAGCCAAAGTATGAAAGCACTATAGTACTACTTAGTACCTTAAATAACTCAACATAAACCTCTGGCATTGAAAACGTGCCAGATGCGGCATCTATAGTAGCAACTATTGTCAAAAATAAAATCATGTATACCAAAACAGCTGGACGTATATTCTTAGAGAGAATATTATCGTTTAATTTTGCCATTAAAAATCCCCTTATGTTGCATCTCTAGTTTGATAACTTCTTTTTCTAAGTAGTGACAGGATTTTACCGCGTGAGTAACATCTAAGTAAAGGTACCCAAACAACGCCACCACTATAGCTGTAGAGGTAGAAATAGCTAGCTTAAATCTACGAAAGCTGAGCTCTGAACAGTACTCTTTGATTTCTCCTGCTTTAGCTATAGTGTCCTGTGCTTTATCTCTTAACTTAGTAACACTAATATGTAGTTCATCTATATCTTTAGCATTCTGCTCTACAGTGAGAGATATTTTAGCGAAATTGTCCATAGAATTAATTATCTTTTCCGTCTGTTTTGTTTGTTGCTCCTGAATAATTGTGAGTCTAGTCAAAGCTTTCTCAATGAGTGATACTCTATCCCCTATATCAACTGACATCGTTATCCCTTTGACTAGAAAATTTTTTATTGTACTCGTCTATTTGGGCATTTAATTTTTCAATAATAACCTTATACTCTTCAAGTTTTTTTATTAGCTCATTAAATGCTTCTAATGATAGTGTAACTACTCTCTTACTCATTATCTACCACCGTTTTTACCTCAAAATGGATGTCGTTAAGCTTGTCAACTTTCCATGTCTCTAGTGTGGGACAATATGGCTCTACATAAACAATCTTCTCAGAGCAACTATTTAAACTGATAAGTGTAATTACCGTCAGCAATATTTGTGATATTTTTGTCATGTATATCCTTTAAATTATTTTTAGTTTCTTGAAATATTGCTCGTTGTTTTTCTTCAAACGTGTATGCCGTGTTACTTTTCTTTAGTGCTTTTTCTACCACTTTACTATTAACCACTTCTGTGTGTAGGTTATCAATAGTATGGTTTTGCCACTTAACGTATGCGTACGTGAGTACTATGATTAGAGCCCCGATAAATATTAATATTGAAGTAAGATTTAGGTTAAACATATTATCCCTTTTGTTTTCCCCCCGTAGGGGGCATAGCTTACACTATGTTGATTAATGCTGCTACAGGAGTAAAGCCTACTGAGAGCATTTTAAAGTCGAAGTCACGGAAACCTACATAGAGGTTAGTCGAGCTAACTGCTCTACGCTCAATTTCTACAGTAACATTTCCTCTAGTTGCTGTTGCAAAGTAGCCTTTGTTTACCATAAGCATAACAGTGTTAGTGCCTGTACCTGCATTCTGACCAGTTGCATCAAGGTCGGTACGTACATACTCAGAAACAACGATTGGTATACCCCAAATTTTTCCAAGCTCACCTGTGATGATAGTAGCTGCAACACCGTATTTGTCTACTGTAATTACTTCTGGTAATTCAAGCAATTTGAATGCCGTAGAGAAGTTTACAATAAGTACCAAATCTGCTAGGTTTACACCATAAACACCGAGTGTTTGGCGAGTTTGAGCGATAAGTGTGGCTGTTGGTGCAATACCACCACCATCTACTGTATTCCCCGCTGAGATAGCTAGTTTAAGTAAACCGTCAAATGCTTTTCTAACATCATTAGGGTTAGTAATTGCAATATCACCGTTGACGATTGCATCTTCTGATGCTTTTGAAAGTGCTTTTACAAGACGTGCTCTAACAATGTCCGTCATCATAAGTACTGACTCATGGTCAGCTTGGTCCGTTACACCAACAAGTGTTTTGATACGTTTAGTCTCAAACGTTACTTTTGCGGAGCCGATTGCAGACTCGATTGCATCATCACCTGGTGCGATAAGGTATGCTTGTACATCCCCAACAATTGCTGGAATTGAGAATTGGTTTCTGTTTTCAGGCATATTCACTCTCGGGAAGAGACTTTCAATTTTAAGCTCTAACTCAAGGTCCTCTAGGATTTGAGAGCTAAACTCTTCAGCGAGCCATGCGGGTATGTCCGTAGGCACGATTGCTTTCTCTACCATATCCGCTAACTCTTGATAGCCTTTCATAGTATCAACTGGTTGTCCTAGCAAGAGTGAGTTTAGGTACATATCAGCACCTTTTTTCTTCATCTTAGTAAGGTCTTTGGCTGTGAAAGCTACTTCTCCATCAAATTGAGTTTTACGCTCTGCTAGTTGGTCAGCAAATGTTTTCTCAACTTCTTTAATCTTATCAGCAGAAGCTTCTTTCTCTACAATAAGTTGCTCTGCTAATTCTTTTACTTTTGCTTCTAAATCCTCGATAGCTTGAATTTTCATTTTTATTCCTATTTTATTCTGTTTCTAGTACTTCATTTAGAGTGGATGTCACTTCTGCGTAAAGTACAAATAACTGCTCTACACCTTCTTGTGAGGTTTTAGCAGCACCAATGAATGACATCATATCATCAAACGATAACTCTTTAGGACTGTCAGATGGTTCATCACCCTCACCACCAGTAGATGGGTTTTGAGTTTCATTATCTTTTTCAGTTTCTATATAAGTATTTATCGTATGTTCATCTTCAGATTGTTCAGTTGTATTTGGCTCATCTATAGACGGCTCATCTATAGACGGCTCCTCAGTATTTGGCTCAGTGTTATCTTTTACTTTCATAGGTGTCTCTCCTTGATTTTCGGATAAACTAGAGATAAACGTATCAACTGCATCAACAGCTTCTTGTTGTACTAACCCTTCATCCAATAACTCCTTAAAATGAGTTTTTAGATGAGTAGCCGCCTCTAATTTTTCTTCTACAGTGAGTATATCGTTACCTTGCACACCTTTAAGTGCTGAAAATGCAGAAATTAACCCACCTTTATTGATAATTAGCCTATCTCCATCCAAATCATGGTGTGGAAACTTCCATGTAGTTGCGTCTTCGACATCCTTAACTACCAAGTAAGCATCACTTACTAGGTCTGTATCGTCAAGACTTTTAAGATTATCCTTAACAGCTTGCTTATCTACCTCTGACCAAGTTTTATTCATCAGCTTTGCACGCTGTTTGTGTATTGCCTCAGTGCTAATCGCCTTACTACCTAATAGACAGACCCCTGATTGACAAGGTGCATCGGTTAGTACAGTAAATAATGAGTCTTGGTTATTAGGCACAGATACAATTGAGATTTCAACTAAATCTGTAGCTGTCCATAAGTAGACACCATCAACCTCAATATAATCTTTAATCCTAAACCCGATTGAGAATGTTTTTAGAATACCATTCTTGACTCCATAGTACACCTTCTTATTCATAACTTTGTGCACTTCTGCTTCAATGTACAATCCATCAACACGTACATCTATGTTTATTATTTTACCAATAGGTTGCTGGTTATCGTGAGCATATAATAAGATTGGGTTTTTCTTATAATCCTCTAAGTTATACCCTTGAGGTAGGACAGACTCTTCTGACCTATCTACAATAAGCTTTCCAGCTTCATCAAGATACTTATTCGCGTACCCTGATATAACTACCATATCTACCCCTACTTCTGAAACAGTTGTATCTTCTATAATAAGCTCTATGTTAGAGCCTATTATTTTCGTTTTATCAATCTCCATTACCTCTCCTACGTATTATTAGATGTATTATTAGTTGTTGGCATATCCGCACTCCCACCTTGTGGGTCCGTCGAGCCACTCGTGGTTGTTTGTGTTGTACTACCAGTGTTTACGGCTCCATCAGAGTCCTCTATATAGACAGCATCGGCTCCAAATAAATAAGAAGCTAAGATATGCTTATCTGCATTCTCATCGGCTAGTTTGGGTAACCCTACCAAGTCTCTTGACTCATTCAATGAAGCGACACCTGTAGAGTATAGAGTTTTACTAGCAGTTGCTTTAGTGTCTAGTGGTGTCTCTAATTCAGTTATTCTATCTAAATCAAAATAACATAGGAGAGTTGGGTCTTTAAACTTCTCTCGTAAAAATGCCGTAATTTGGTCTTGTAGTTTATACAAGTATGGACGTACAGCCGTGTTAAACGTAGCTTTCATCAACTCTTGTGGACGAGACGTAGATTGCTCAGCCCCACCTAGTGCTATTGGGTTAATCTTAAATGCCCTAAAAACTCTTCTCTCGGATACTGAGATTGAGTCTAAAAGCATAGCATCCTTTGGGTTAGATTGCACCGTATTGTACGTCATAGAGGAAGGAAGTACTACTGTACCTCTTCTCTCAGAGCCTCTTGCTCCATACAACTCTTTAAACTGTTGTCTAACCTCTTTCACTTGTGCTGGCGAAAGATTATACTCAGATTGTAAAATGCCACTTAATATATTGGACCCATCATAGAACTGTTTTAGCTCGGCGATAGAAGTTGCTTCCAATAATAGTGTATCCAATAGAGGACGTACTGCTGGTACACCGTAGTAGATATTATTTAAGGTGGGATTTTTAAAGTGTATAACCTCACTAGTCTTATACGCTATTTTATCTAAATAAAGATAGCCACTAATAAAATCTCTTTTATCTGGTACAACTTGTACTTTACTGGGAGGACCTAAGTGCCAACTCTCAAACCTACCTCTCACTAACTCATGAGAGATAAAACTGTTACCACCTAACAGTAGTCCTTGTATAATAAGCTCTATAAACTCTCCCCAACTCTGGAATTGATTAGGGGAGCCTATCCACCTCGTAAGTTTTACATCTTTTACCTCTTCGTAATCTCCTGTCGATGGGTTTACTTTTACTAATCTAGGTACTGCCTGACTAGCTGCTTTACTAATATAATCAACTGAAGAGAATATTAATTCAGAGGTGTGGAAATAATTCTCCTCATTAGACTTAGCTAAAATCTTATTTCCATCAGAGTATTCTTTAAAGTATTTTTGCGAGGCTTTTGTAGATTTTGTGTTTATTGGGGTAACTATTGTTTGTAGCCCCAAAAAACTATCCATAGTAGGCTCGCTTGGTGTCTTTTTAGAAAATCCACTAAACCAACTCATTTGTGTCCTTTAAATATTTGAAGGTATATCGTTACCCCTAGAAACTCTTGTATTAAATTTTTATAATAGAGGAGCTTGACTGCATCTTATAAGTGGCAACCAAATACCGTAAAGTTGATAAAGACAAGTCAAAGTGTTTATATTTCTTTGTCTTTTTAACTGTCTTTGTCTTAGCATTTTGCCAATACAAGTTTTTAATCTCACCTATTAGGTTCACACACTCATCAGAGATAAACAATGTACCATTATAGAAGCTTTGGTTTACATACTTAATACCTTCATCAATCTTATTGTACGCTGGAGTTGTATAAATCTCATAGTCTACAGATAAATCATTTGCAACTTGTGCAGCTGCAGGGTCTATAAATCTGTCACGTATAGTCCCAAACTTTGAGTCAGTCTCTTTAATCCGTCGTTGGTGATATGATATAGGTGCTTCATTATCTTTGTACTCACCAATTATATAAATATTTCCTGTAAGTGGCTGAACAAATCCTACTAAGTAACCTGTATTATCAGTGAAGCCAACATCTAGGGCGGCAATAAATAGACTATCTTTTGTATACTTAATATCCCTAGCAGGGACTACGTTTATATCCTCATTGAATGAGTAGTAGATAAGCTCTCCATCAGACTTAGACCATTTACCTTCATACTCCCTACCAAACGTAACAGGGTCTAGCTCTCTCCTCTTAGAATCTAAAAAGGCTGTTGGGATAAAGGGGTTATCGGACGTAGGGAATGTATAGTTTACGTACCCAAAGTACTTCTTATCTGTAGAGCGAGAAATCAATTCATACAAGTCATTACTCTCATCCCTCGCGGTACCAATAAAGATTGCTTTCGCGTGACTATATCCTCTCTCATCAGTACCGAAATCTGCCATAGCTGGTTGGATATAGTTTTCAAATAAATCAACCAACTCATCTATATCCTGACCCTCGTCCACAATTACAAGAGAGAATTTACGCCCCAAGGCATTAGCTACCGATTTAGGAGAAACAACGAAAATTGTAGCCCTATTCTCTAAAGTAAATGTTAAAGCTTTTGAGTCTCTTGTAACAATCTTTATACCCATCCCAACAATAGTACGCTCAATATTCTCAAACATTGTTTTGGCGTTGGAAAATGTCGGTGTTATTAGGAGGATGCTTGCATTAGGTACTAATAGCTCAGCAGAGGCTGCTTCTGAAATAGCGTATGTCTTTCCAAACCGTCTACCACAAGTAATAGTCATAACACTAAAGCTACCTTCAAAGAATGTATCAAGTATCTGACCTTGTTTTGGGTGTGGATTAAATTCAGTAATCTCGTAAATCTTATCTTTATTTAGCTTCTTTTTTACAGATAAGTAAATCTCTACATCTGGTGCTAATTTATGAGTCATATTATTTACCTGTTATTTGATTTACAATATTCATGTAGACATTATCAGATACACCTAACTCTTTCTTCTGCCGCTCTTTAAGCATACCATCTGCTATCACAAGTAAGTCTACAATATCTTTTTTAGTGGCATTACTAAAATCTCCATCATACTCTTCTTCTAACTTTTCTAGCTTGGCATCAACTATTCGGTGGACTATTCTTAACCTACCCTCTACTGAAGAGACGTATTGGGCGTTTATTAAGTCGTTAACGAATACTTTGATGTGTGGCTTACCTAACACGTCTCTAACGGTTTTAGGGCTAATTCCAAGCCCCTCAGCAATAGCTCTAGTAGATTTACCCATACTATACTCTTCGGCTATCTTAGTTTCCAAGCTAGTCATAGGTGTTGCAGGGGATACCTCAACTACTGGACTATGTACTACCGGCTCATATACCTCTTCCCCATCTTCAAATGTTATCTCCATTGAAGTAGGTAAACTTCCTAACATTTCTTTTACGTCTTTATCAAGTATTTCTAGTGATTTTTCCACTTTTTCTCCAATTTCTAAGAAATGGCTCAAATGCCCACCACCACGTAAAGTTAAGGGGGCGCTCAAGACCATCAGTTTCTTGTTTCCTATTTTGACTCTATTCTATTAATGAATTCATATAACCCATTATTTATTAAAGCAATGAATAACTCTTTGCTTTGCGACTCTGTTATGATACTTGTATCAGGGAGTGCATCGTTTGCTTTAGTACATAAAAGGCATCTACTATTTTTATTAAAGTCCTTTATAGGTATGCTTGCTAATCTACTACAGGAGCAGACGTATTGTATATTGCCATCTTTCACAGCATAAAGCTTGACTAGCTTTGGCATTTTATAGTTTATCATTTAGTAACCTTAATCTTTTCTTTGCTATATATCGACAAATCTCGCAAATATTGGTTATTTTTCATAATATGTTGCAATATTACTCTCCTATTTACGATATATGTTATAGAGCACTTGACATTTATTACCAAGTGTGTTATAATACACCCATAAATTACAAAGGAGTAAACATATGACAGAAAAGATACCTAAAGTAAAGGCACAAAAGAAGTACCTATCTGAGAAAGCGAAGGAGGTACCTGAAGAGATTAAGGGTACTACCACACAAGAGATTGTGAAAGATACCATTGTGTTTAGTGAGGCATTTGGAGATGGTACCGTTATGCGTAAAAATAAGGACAATACTTTTGCCATAAACTTTGGCGGCTCTGTGAGAGACTTACCAACAACTAGCTTTACCGTTAAAGAGGATACATAGATGGAGTCAGTAGACTACTATATGCCTATCAACCTTGTACGAGAGCGTGAGGTTAGGATTCTTCCCACCGATAATGCACCAGAAGTGGAAGCAATTACAGGTAAGATTGATATGGTATGGACTACAGGTATGCTAGGTGTGTTACCTCTATTTGATACTTTAGAAAACGCAAAAGCTTACGCGGGACCTACTGCTGAGATTTTAGTGTTTAATGGACCTAAAATTGACATGGATGTGATTGATGTCGAAGTTACTTAATATCTCTGATGAGTGGAGTAACTTACCTATAGTAAACAAACACCTAAAAGATAGCCTATCAAAAAATCAGAGAGACTTAATGACTCCAATTGTCATTAACTCAAATAATATTGATGGGTTTCGTAGAGCATTTGTTGAGCTTTTTAAACAGACTGGGTTGCTATTCTCTCCACTAAGTTTTAGGTATTCATACTCCTTTAATGTAAGTGGTAAGAGGAATGTAACTATAGTACCAAAGTATTATTTGGAAAAAGACATAAACATAATGCTTAGCAAATACAAGATAGTTACTCATGTAGCACAATTAGTACCAACAGGAGCTGATTGGGAAGTACAGGCATTGGAAGCTGTAAAGTTTTTTGAAGGTGATGGTGCTAGCACCTACCATAAGCTTATAAAGACTAGAGTAGGTACTGACGAGTTTATTGGTTGGGAGTGTAAAGAGCTTTTCCAAGATAAGCCAGTATTATGAGTAAGCGTAACTACTATTACTGGGGAGATAGTGATAATGCTTTTTTAGAAGCTAACTACCTGTACTTCACAGACAAGGAGTTGGGTATCCACTTTAATAAAAGTGCGGACTCTGTAAGAAAGCAACGACAGGTATTGTCCCTAAAAAGAGACAAATCATCTATGAAGAAAGCGTTGGCTGGGATGCCAATAATTATATGGACAAAAACAAAAGGATAAACCTAATGACAGAAGCAATAAAAATGGTACAGGCACTAGCAACACCTAAACAAATAAATCGTATAGTAGACTGGAATGACTCACGGAATGAGTTAGTATTAGACTCAAATTTAGAAATAAACATGCTTACAGAAGAGGCTACTGAGTATTACGATGCAAAAGAGTTTGTAGGCAAAGTAGATGCAGTTTGCGACATACTATTTGTTGGAATTGGTACCCTAGCAAAAACAAGTAAGGCTTTTCACTTAATGCCAAAAGGGTTATTTGGTAGTGTTGATTTTATTATTACGGACTTTGTCGGTAGAGCTGAGGCTGAGGGCATAGGTCAGGAGCACTTCTTAGAATTTCTATCTACATGTATGGACATTGTGATTGATGCAAACTACAATAAAGGTACTGAGAAAGACGAGGATGGTAAAGTAATCAAACCTACTGATTTTGTACCACCAGAAGCTGCTATAGCCAAAGTGATTGAGGAGTTTAAAGCAAGAAGTATATCACAAGAGCAGCTAGACCCATCACAAGTATTCCAAGGAGGTAGTAAGTAATGCCTATCCCTAAAAAACTAACCTGTAAAGACATTGAGATTATCTTTACAGAATTTATTGAAGGTACCACGGTAAAAGCACTTGCTGAGCGTTTTGGGGTCACAAGACTTACAGTTACGAGAGCGCTAAGAGGCGAGACTTACCAAGACTGCGTCGATAAGTTTTTAGATAACAAAGAGGAGTTTTTTACTAATGTTGATGACTTAATGAAAGCAAATCAGAGACGTAGCCGAGGTCAAGGGAAGAGGGTAGGATGAGAGATAAAATAGTTAAAGCTACCCTAATAATTTCTAGTATACTAGCTTATATGTTTGCGATTACCGAGGTACTACTATTACTAGCGACTGTATATGGTTTAGCAGCCACAGGCACAGCAACATTCTTTACAATTCTACCATATGTAGT